CCTCGTTAAAAACGCCTGTGGAGAGGACGTAAGACCTTCCGTATCGCTTGCGATGCGGAGGCAGACCTCGGTGAAGCAGGAACCCGGCACTCGGATCCTTCGGGGTCCGAGTTCAGACCGGGGACCGCTCTCGCGAGAGACGGTAACAGAGCATAGGATCACCTAAGTTTTGTTAAACGGTGACCTTGATCACCATTCCCTCGACGAGGGGCAACATGTCTCCAGGTAGAAGGGTGCCTCCTACAGGATCCGACCGGCGGAACAGATACGTGATGGAGGGCCGGCAGGAGGGCCCTACAGTCACCTGGGCCAGCTCCAAAAGACGGTCATAGCTGATGAGCGCCCGATCGACCTCGACCCACTCGTCATTCAAACTGATCCGCATGTTCCCTCACAGGTAGAACTGGTTGGAAACGTCTTCGGCGACTCGTGTTTTGTACTCCCGAACACCCAGACGATCGACTGTTACCGTGTACGTCTGGCCAGTGGCGACCTCGATCATCCTTGGCTGAACGCGGAGAATAGACGGCGCGACGCGCACCTCAGTTCCCGAGCCTGGATTCTGGGTGAGAGGTCCCCCATTTGGACCGAGCACGTCTTCGAGACGGTAGCTCCCCGCATTCGACCCTTCTACGAAGGTGAGCACTTCCCCCTCAGCAGCGAGAGACCAGTCCTGGGAAGCGTCTGTGAGCACACCACCGCTCGACACGGTCGCTGAACCTGCCAGCCCCGAGGGAGTGGTCGTGTACGCCCGTGCCGTGGTGTCTACAGACACGGGAAACTGAAGGACCTCGACCACTCGGTAGAGCCCGGCGTTGCTGCCTGTGTCGATCGTGACGGTCGCACCAACAGGGATGGACTCGAAGCTACGAGCTGGATCAGAGAGCAAGTAGCGCCCCGACAACGTGCTGCCTGTAGCCCCGTTGATCTCCTTCGCGCCGTAGCAGAACTTCCGAAGGTCGTCGTAGTAGTACGCCTCCAGCTCCCACACCATCGCATCGTCGGCGGTGTCATCAAAGATGTCCCCAAACGCATCGCGGAAGAGGTGGCTGTACTCGTACAGGGTGTGCGCAGGCTTCAGCGCTTCGAGGACCAACCGGACGTTGTTCTGGGTGACGAAGGGGTCGCCCGGAAAAGAGGTCCCTCCGTTTTGCTCGACGAAGATCTCGAAGATGAACTGGTCGTCGATGGTGTAGGCAGAAGCAGGATCACGAGAGGCAAGGTAGCGCTCGATGATCGACACTTCGAGACCCGAGATGGCCTCAATGCCCTCTTGAACGGCATCCTTCTTGGCTCCAAGTAGGAGCAGCCGGACCATGGTCTGAAGGAAGCACCGGTAGGTCGTGTCGCCGTCGATGACCGGAAGCCCCTCTTCCTCCGAGTCGGGAAACACCAGGGACGCGATGATCGGAAACAAGAACTCTGACCGGGTGAAGTCGTGGTCGAAGTCCAAGGTGATCTGTTGGGCCGTGAGCTGGATCTGAGCAAGCGCCTCCGCGATGGCTTGGAACTGGAGCGTGTAGAACGGGCCGTTGACCTGGGAGACGTAGTTGTCCGGCAACACCGCCATGAACGTGACCATGATCTTGTTCACGAGCGTCTGGAACTGCGTGTTGAAGTCCTGCCCTTGTAGAGGGAAGGGGGCAGGGTTTTGGCTGACGGAGTCCGGGTAGGGACTGACGATCTCGTCAGGCGCGTTTGGATCGTCGCTGTTGTTGCTTCCCGCCACGGCTACCGGTCCTCGTCGTAGGTGAAGTCCAGGGTGCCGATGACGAGGTACTCGGCATCACTTGGGCTCAGGTTCTTGGCGGCCGTCTCATCCGCAGAGATGTACGTGGCGGCGTAGTCGCGATTCGTCGGGGAGTCGGACACGTCAGTCGTCACAAGGATACGGTTTGCAGTCAGGTTCTGACGTTCCGCCTCGCGCTCGGCAGCCGTGTCGAAGCCAGCTGCTGTAAGCGTGGCGTCGTCGGTGAGGCCGTTGATGACCAGCCCCTCAGAGCCGATGATGAAGGAGAGCCCTGTCGTGAGGCCCACCGTCGAGATCGGCAGCGCACGCAGCTCCAAAGTGGAGTCGTCCTCGAACACGCTCCGGAACTCGTTGGGAGGACCGCCGTTGTTGTCCGTCGCCGCCTTGAGCTGATCTTCGATCAACCATGTCGAGACCGTCTGGGTCGAGAGGGCCGACAAGTAGGTGGAGTCACCCTGTTGCCCAGTGACCAACACCTCACGGACCACCTGACTGCCAGCCTGACGGACCATCTTGGTGAGAGGGGTCACCACGTAGGAGACACCAAAAGTCTTGTCGATGGCGGAGATGATGTCGCTCTTGCGCAGAGGTACGCCAAGGCGGATGGCTGCGAACAGGTTGGTCAGATTGGTTCTGACGGCCGTGTCCACCGTGGACTGCACCGAGCCTCGGTTGAGTACGATGGTGGCGGCAATGTCCACGGGGACATCAACACCATCCTTCGCAAGCACATCCGCCGTCAGGTGCTTCATCTCATTCAGCTCGTCCTGGGCGGTGGAGACCACGAGGTTGGTTGTGTACTGCACCACGAAGTTCTCATCGTGCTCGTAGTCCACCAACACAGACTCGCCTGAGGAGATGGCCGTGCCTGCAACCCTCTGGATGGTTGTGGGAGTGGTCTCATCCCCTTGGGAGATGGTGTAGTCGGACACACCACTGGGATCGTTGGGGCCTCGGTAGGTGACCGAGCGGTCCGAGTTGAGCACCACGATGCTCAAGAAGTTGACCCCCAGGTTGTCGAGCGACTCCGCGAACTCACCGATCATGACGTGCGGCTCGTTCGAGATGGGGATGGACTCTCCTGATGGAACCGTCACACCTGTAGCTGCGTTCGTCACCGAAGTGATCTGGACGTAGTCACCGGCCAAGGACGAGCGACCTTGACCCAGAGGGGACGAGGGGTGGAAGAGCAGGAAGGCCGCCGCAGGGAGGGTTCCAGACACCGACCCCGTAACTGCCGTGATCTCGCGCACCGGCTGACGAGGGAGCACGAAGCGGTTGGTAGACCGGCGGCGGTAGTCGCCCAACACCACGTCGGTCAGAGACACCGCCGGCTGGAGCAAGTTCGTGTCGAGCTTGATGGTGTTGAACCCCGTGATCAACACACCTGTGAGGTCGAAGTCCTCGCCGGTGGTGGCGTTGCGGAAAGCGAACCCCGCCGTCGCACTGTCCAGCATCTGAACGATGGGGTTGCCCTCGGATAGAAGGTTGTCCACCGCGCGGAACTCCAGATCAACGGGATCGGAGATCAACTCGAACTGGATGTCCTTGGCGACATCGAAGCTGAACGCAAAGGTGTCGGTGACCGTGGCGATGCTGTTGCCCTGGATCCACACATCAACCTTGCCGCCTCGATGCTGCTTGTCTGCCGCATCCCAGTCTCTCTGCATCAGAGGGTCGAGAGCACCCACTACATTGCCCTGAATGACCCCTGGGACGGCCGCGACCGTTTGGAGGTACCCACGCGCTGTTCCGCTGTCGACGCCCGCCACGGCATTCTGTGCGCGCTCTGCGAGCTGCCGGTTGGTCTCGGTCTGAGTCCCCCCGAACATGGCGGACTCATTGGTGACGGACAGCCCAGGAATAGAGCTGACGATGCGGCGAACCTGACCCACACCCACGTTGCCGGACTCGCCAGAGTTGACGGCCTGCACAGGGATGCGGACGAGGAACCGACCTGTTGTGGGGTCCCGGAAGGACGCGATGTTGTTCAGCGGAAGTTCTGAAGCAGACGTGGTCCTGAACTGCACTGAGCCAGAGGCTATCAAGGTGCCAAGCGGGATTGGGATCGACCGAGTGGGAAGCACGGTCGTGAAGAACGTGACCTCGCCCCGAGAGAACCTGCCTGGGGTCCGGAAGATGTGGAAGTTGCTGGCGAGCTGCTCGTACGCCCGGTCCACGAGGGCCTGCGTCTCCGCATCCCTGCCAAACCCGAAAGCGCGCTTCAGGCCAGTCTTGTAGACCGAGAGGCTGACCGCAACGCTGTTGCCAGTGTTCTGGGGGTCATCGAGGGAGTTGAGCGAAGAGAAGCTCTGGGCCCGGTGCATGAAGTCGACGATGAACCGGATGCGCTGGGCTTCGTTGGAGAAGGGGTCAATCACCGTGTCCCGAAGCACCGACCCGGCTTCCATCTTCACCGTAGGGCTCGACCGGAAGACCGAGGCCATGTAGTCCTTGACGATCTGCTGCCGCGACAGGACGGGGAAGTTTCCGACGTTGGTCGACACCGTCAGAGGAGAGCCCACGACCTCGATCGAGAAGCTCGACTCGGTCTCCACGAGGTTGACACTGTCGTAGTAGATCGCCGACACGACGTAGTAGAGCGGCTCAGTGGCGGCGATCGAAGCGAAGGCACCGATCGAGACGGTGGCGGGGGTGGAGTTCGGGCCTCCTGCACGGTCATGGCGGAAGGAATATTGGTCGAACTGCCTCACCTGCTTGACCACGAGGGAAGTCGTGACCTGCGTGACGAACTCTGGAACCTCGATGCGCTCCACGAAGTCTTCTTGGACCTCAGTGTCGTCGATGCCCACCTGAGTCTGACTGATCTTCACGAAAAGAGGGTCGGCTGCGGGATCACCGAAGCCGTTCGTAGCGATGTTCACGCTCTGCTCAATTTGGGCGAGGTCAGCGTCCTCGGTGACGATTGAGCTGTCGATGACCGTCTCGATGTTGATCCGCCTGTAGCCAGTGATGCCACCCCCCGCGAATTGGCTCGCGTAGAAGTTGAACCCCACCAGGGTTGGATCGTCGATGTCCGTCACCTTGATGTCGACCTGATTGTCCAGGCGCTCGACTTCGATCTCCGTTGGCGGCGCTGCCACCAGCGTGAGGTCCCCATCTCGGATGACACGTACCTCGATGCGGGCAGGGGTTGACACCGCGCCGGAGCTGGAGACGGAGCGAACAAAGATCTCATTCTTGCCCGGCTGCAAGTCGAGCCCGTCCGGGAACGCCGTCGAGTTGGGGAGCGTCCAAGACGTGCCCTCAAAGGCGATCAGATCCGGCTCATTGGTGAACGCACCTCCCCGAATGCTGACCTGCATGTCTACAGTGTCTGGATCGGTGGTGCCCGAGAAGAACCGGGATGTGAGCGTCGTCGAGAAGACGAACTCCACCCGAGAGACACCATCGGGACCTACAACCTTTGGAGGGTTCGCCATGACCTACTATCCGAGGAAACGACGGGCTTGAGCCGTCGTGAGACCAGTCGTGTCCAGGCCGAGTGACAACCCATTTGATCCCGCGAGCGCGATGGCCCCCGGCACGGTGAACACGATGTTGAGGCTGATGGGTTCGCCCGAGCCGTTTGACACCACCACATCCACAAGGAACGCAGAAGGGTCTTGCTCGTGCGGAGAGACATTGACCGAGAGTACCGAGACCAAACGCTCTTTGGCGGTGACTCGTTGAAACCGGGCCTGCTGGGTCTGGAGCTGCTGCATGTTGCGCAGCCCGAGACGTACATCTTCGTTGATCAGCGTCGTGACCAAGCCAATGGCTTTCGCGCCGATCCGAGACTTCAATGAGGTGCCGTAGAACGGATGGAAGGGGTTGGACCCCTTCCCTGTCAGCAAGATCTTCAACGCTGCCTGATACAGCAGGTTCTCGTTCTCGATGATCAGCGGGTCGCCCCGGATGTCGAAGCGGTAGTCGTTCTCCACGAACGTCGCGCCGCAACGCAGACATCGTTCAACGGGAGCGGTGTAGGTGACACGGAAGTTGGCCGCCTGCTTCACCGAAGAGACGAAGCGGGGGTAGCGGTTGGTGATCGTGTCCTCTCGCTTCTCCAGCACCCAGGGAGGGAACACGGTTGCGCCGCGAGCACCCGATTGAAACGTGAACCCCAGCGCTTCGGCAGCTGACCCCGACACCTTGATGCGGGAGGACTGGCCCACCGTAGCCACATCGCTGAAGACAATGTGTCCCTTGATGTTCTCCACCAAGATGCTGTTCGTCAGAGGCTGGAACAGCTCAACAACCGTCTTGGCGGGAACCGCTCTCGACGATGGAAGCGTCACCGTCACCGTCTCTTCGCTGCTCCGAACGGTCAGCTCCAACCCTTTGCAGTCGACGAGATCAAAAGGCCCGCTCACCGAGCCTGTCACCTGCGCGACCGACAGGAGCCCCGAGCTAGGGATGTAGAAGGAGTCCTCAGGATCAAGCACCAGATCATCGGAAGACCGCACTCGCCTCGACCCGCTCGCCGACACAACTTGGATGCGTACGGACCCACTCGCCGCCACCGGCTGTCGGGTAGGCAGAGTTCGACGGTCCGCACCCAAGATGACCGACTCCTCGATCGTCATGTGTGGGCAAGGGAACGCGAGCTGGTACTCAATGCTCAGCGGATTCTCCTCAACTTGGCGGGCAGCTTCGAGAGCTTGACGATCAGGTCGGCTGCCTCAGCGGCCTCTCGGTGGTCGTCCGCGAGGGAGGTGTTGGCTTCGGGGTCTTGCCCACCACCACGCATCTCCAACACGGTCACGACATCACGGAGCCGAGCGAGCGCCCCCTCAATCTCTGAAGCAGCCCAACCCAGCTCGTCCTGGTTGCCTCTCCCCTGCTTCAACAGAGGGACGAGGCTGGGACGCAGCTCCGGGTTCTGAATGGCCGCCTTTCTGATGCGACTGCGGAGTGTGTTCACCATGCTGTTCCT